TTATATTTTCCAATTGATAACAATGTCCTCAGCTGTCACCTTAACCTTGTTTATAAGCCTTCTAACAAGCACCTTTTGATTTTCGTAGTCCATTGAAAAGACTTTCTCAGCGTTTAGCAGTTTCCTCATATCAGCCTTTCTTTTGTTCTTCCTGAGTGCTGGATCGTTTTCTAGTTCAGTTTCAAGAGTCCCCCTCATGCTTATAAATTCGGCTGACTTGCTCTGTAATTCTTCAAGGGTAATGCGGTCATCTATGTATAGATCGTTAAGTCTGCTCAGTTTCTTTGATAGCTCCTCTATTTGTTTCTTATAGCTCTCACGGTCTATGGTCTCAGCATTGTCTCCTGAAAATATTTTGTCCAGGTAATCAGCGTCATCTTGTAGTTTGCTTATTTCTTTTAGCACATAGGCCTCTAGCTTGTCTTTGTAGTAAAATCCTGAGTCACATTTTTTATTGTCGTTGTAGGTAGTAACGCCTCTCAGCGTTCGTGGGTGCCTTTGGTGGCATTCATATTTTTTTAACCTGCTCCCATCTTTCCTCTTTACGCCTAACATAATTTTTAAAGGAGCGCCACAATATCCACATTGGGCGATACCGGATAAAATGTACTTAGCTTGGAATGGTCTAGGATTGACATTCTCTGCTGCTGTTCTTTGTCTTATTTTTAGCTCAGATTGAGTCTTATCGTATTCCTCTTTTGAAATAATCGGCTCATGATTACCTGGATAAATTTCTCCCTTATACTGATTGAAACCACAATAGACAGGGTTATCGAGTATGGTTCTGACCGCCCGATAGCTCCAAGGCACATGCTTTGGGTATTTCTCATTTAGATCATCTCTCAACTTAGTAATAGATCTCCCTCTCAGGTAACTCTCAAAGATAAACTTAATGGTCAGAGCCTGAGCTGGATTGATGGTCACTGTGCCTGTCTCTTTGTGGTAATCGTAACCATAGGATGTCTTAGCCCACATCATGGATTTACCAGATTTGGCACGTCCTAGCTTGCCAAGTTGCATGCGTTCCTTGATTTGCTCCCTTTCTAGCTGAGCAAAGACGCTCAAGAGTCCAATCATAGCCTTACCAAAAGGAGTAGAGGTGTCAAAGTTCTCCTGCAAGCTCAGAAATTCAATCCCATTCTTGATGAATACATCCTCAATCAAGTGAAGCGTGTCTTTTTGACTACGGCTAAGACGGTCCAGCTTATAGACTAGAACTGTGTCAAATTTTCTTTTTTTAGCGTCTTTGATAAGACTTTCTAGCGCTGGTCTGTCAGTATTGGATCCTGAGAAACCTCCATCAGTATATACTTTGTATACATTCCAGTCTTTAATGTCGCAGTAGCTAGAGAGCTTGTCTTTTTGCTCATCTATAGAGTATCCCTCCTCAACCTGGTTTGTCGTCGAAACCCTGACATATATAGCTACTTTATTTGTTGCTATCATAGTAGTACCTCTTTCAAAATTTCCTAAAAAATGATAAAATGGGTACAAGAAAACATCTCAAAAGGTAATATCTTTTGAAAAGTTTTTCTTGTAATTGCTAGCCTCACGCTCTCGGTCTGCAAACTTCTGAGCGTGGGGCTTTTTTGAGTTGTTTCCAAAATGGAAACAGTTGCTAGATAAAAAGAAAAGTAGCCGTATTAAATACGGCTACCATCACGTTATGGATCTAAAATCCAAATGTAAACTTTATGGAGCTAAACTCCTAATAGCTGTATTGTAATATAATTATTAAAAAATGTCAAGATATTAGAAAAGGTATAATTCTTTTAACTTTTCGTTAATTTTGTCCAGTGTGTTATCAGATACTTTCATTTTTCCGATTGGATCTAATCTATTTTTCTTTAAAATTCTATCTTTGCTGATTGTTTGAAGGTTATTACACTTGGCATAAGAACGCTTAATGTATTTTTTATAGTATTGAGTTAATTCAATAATGTCAGTTATTTCTGATTGTGTCCGTCTAAGGTTGTCATCGTCTACTATCTTAGGTTGAATTATTTCGTTTGAAAATTGTTCTATGTAGGCTTGGTAGACATCTAATAAAGCAGTTTCAGTAATTGCATTATTGGAATCTAAATACTTTAGGTAAGCAAATAATTCTTTGTGTAATTTTTCAATATATTCATCAAGCAAAATAGAAGGATATTCCGCAATGACTTCGTCTATGAGCACAGTATCTATTTGATTTTTAGATGTTAGAGGAATTACTGTGAGTGTTTTTTTATAGGGACTATCTATTTTGTCTAAGACAATAGCCCAATGATTATTTGATAATTCTCCGCCTATATTTACACCAAACTCTACGAACACTAGAGAGCCACGGCTGAATTTCCAATATTTTCTTTTTTGAGTCTTGGCTTCAAATAAGAATTGTTCAGATTGTCTTTTAACTGCTGGTGCAAGAAATCGGTATTTAGAAGATGTATGTTTTGCTTTACCAAGTTTATAGAGTTTTTCAACTTCTATGTAGTTTTGTTTGGTTTGTTCAAAATATGGATTTTCTTTACTCATTTTATTTATCTCTATATACGCTGACAACCTCCCCAATAGTTCGGATGTCGTTGCTTTCGTCTAGGTGTATATCCTCATAATCTGGATTCAAGCTTTCCAGATATCCCTGACGCAGTTTCTTAACATAGTTAGCGCCGTCTACTTGGAAGATGCCGATAGTGTTATAATCAACCTGTTGGGTATTCTTTATAAAAAGATAGTCACCATTCTTTATCTTTGGCTCCATAGAGTTGCCGACGACATAAGCGATAGCGTCGTAGTCGTCTGGGATTTCATCCTCATAGAACGAAACCTCCATATCTAAATCGTCGTCCTGTATCGAACCACTACCAGCAGAGACAACCCCAGTAACACGTCGGTAAGTAGTCTGTCTGTAGTCGTCCAGTCTGATGATGTTCTCCGATACTTCGTTTATCTTCGTTTCTTCTTTGTTTTGCTCTTTTAGTTGCCTCTCGGCAAAAGTCAGGACTTTGCCTTGTCTAGGCGGTTCTAGTTGGTCGTAGATGGTTTGGATAGAGGAAGTATTAGAAGAAGAGTCATCGACCATAGAATTATTAGTTACAAATCTAGGGTCTAATACAGATTTAGGTACTCCAAAAAAATCTGCAATTTTTTGAACATTGCCAGGGATTGGCAAAGAAGTTCCTTTTACATACCCTGTCAATGTGCTAGGTGGTATTCCTGTCGCTCGAGATAGCTCAGCTTGTTTACAATTTCTATCAGATAAAATTGAGTTAAGATTTGCGGAAAAGACTTTCATATCCTCTTTATCTTGAGGAGTTAATTTTCCTCGTCCTCTTGCCATGTTTTTTCCTCCTATCTTCTTTACTATATAATACCGTTTATTTTCGATTTTGTAAATAAAAAATTCGAAAAAATTACGAAAAAATTCGAAAAAGTTATTGACATACGATTTAAATCGTAGTATAATATAATCAAGCTTAAGGAAATAACAAAAAACAAATCGGAGGGAAACACCATGAACACATTAAACGAGAAAGCAATCAACATCTTCAAAGCAGTAGCTAAGGAAACTTTAATCCAAGGCACTTACGAGGAAATTTTCCTCTATAGCAAACTTGAAGCTTTCTGTACTAACTGCCGTCAGTTCGCTTTCGGATGGACAGAGTTAGCAGAAGAGATCGAGTGCCAAGAGCGTTACCTTCTCGATTCTGGTTTTACTCAAGATGAAATCGATGATATTCGTTTCGATGCAGCATTTGTAGGAATGCAGGACAAAATGAATGTAGCCTGATTGGTATCACCAAGGTTCGAATCCTTGGCAGGTTGTTGCTCATAGAGCAAAAGAAAAAGAAAGGAGAAGAAAGATGGACGAATTAGAAAGAACAGCCCTCAATGAGATATTGAGGACCGTGACATATATTGCTGAGAAAGTGGACGAACTAGATTCTAAGATTTCTTTGAACGATTCACAAGTTCCTGAGCAATAAAAAAAGTCTTAACCTACTTTACACTAGGTCAAGACTTGCACACTTTGATAAGGTTTCACAGTCGGTGTAAAGCAACTGGTTGAAACTTCGCTGGTCATGCGTCCAGCACTGCAATCAACGTGGTTTGGCTAGTCTTTGAGTGTCGCTCGGTAGTTATCTGTCAGTCCCGCTATAAGCAGAGCTGCAGTCCCTCTTATAGTCAGCGACAGGCTCCGTGCAGTCACACTCGCAGTAAAAACGCGTTGGTTACCTAGCCAAACTGAATCACTGAACCACAGTCCCCTTCAAAAATTTTGCCAATTTGCATCAGCTCCTTTCTTGTTAAGGATAATATAAATATATACTGTTTTTGAAGGGGTTACATCGGTCTTAAGACCGATTTTTGGAGACGGTCATGGAAGATAAAATCATCGAACTTGCTGATTACTTCATCAGCGAAAACACAACGTACAGAGAAGCTAAAATAGCGTGTGAGAAGCTATTGAAACAAGTCAGCCATGAGATAGAACTCAGGGCGCTAGAGAGTGAGACGAAGGTATGACAAAAACGATTGCGATAAATACATCAGAGCACGATGTGCTGCTGACGGCAAGAAAAACCCACCCTGCTGTATTCGTCGATGGAATGTTTTTGGACGGAGTAGAGCGAGTGGAATTTACGAATCGTTTTCTAGAGAGTTGTGAAGTTGTTTTAACGTTTAACGATAGAGTTGAAACCAATCCCTTCCCTCTAAATGATATTACTTTATTAGAAAAGTTATTTGGAAAGGCTTCGAACGGACAATCCTTACGGGATATTGTCTTGCAAACTCTTGAAGATGGAAATTAGTATCTAGTCCATCAAAGAACGACACATGTATACTGAAGCTTTCTTTACCATCTTTCTTGGCTCTTTCGTACTCTTTGCCAAGGACAATCAGAGAAGCTTCTAATTGATAATCAGTCATAACATTACCTCCTTTCTGCTTTTATTATAGCAGAATTGCGAGGAACAAATAGAAAAATAAGGAGGTAGGAATGTGCCGAAAATGACATTGAGAGCAATAAGAACAAATTATAATTTATCTGCAAAAGAAGTTGCCGACAAACTTAATATTCATCAACAAACACTGTTGAAGTACGAGCATGATAGTTCGAAAATTCCAATGGATCTTTTAGACAAACTTGCTCGACTATACAATGTCGAAAAGGATTTTATTTTTTTAGGCAAAAAATACGAATTAAATCATAGTTTAGGAGAGGTATGAATGAACAATATTTTACAGAGATAGACATGGATAATCACGAAAGATACTTTAAAATCCCGTATCGGCTGCTAGAAGATGATTATTTTTCAGATTTAGATCCGCTGGCTGTTATGGTTTATGGTATTTTGACCGATCGCGTTTCATTATCTCGAAAAAATAAGCAACATTTTACTGATAAAGATGGATATCTGTACGTTGTAGCTACTAACGAAGAAATTGGTAAGTGGATAAAAAAAAGCGAGCCAGTTGTAATCAAATTAAAAAAGCAACTGATAGAACATGGTCTTTTGAAAGAAAAAAGACAGGGCGTTAGATTGGCGAATTTGCTATATCCTCAGAAAATCAGAACTAAAGAAATTTTAGTTCAAGAACTTAAAAATATTAAGGGGGGAACTAAAGAAATTTTAGTTCAAGAACTTAAAAATATTAAGTCTAACCAACCTGATAATAACCACCCTTATATAACCAACCTGATTGAACCAGAGGGGGTGGGTGCTAATAATCTATATAGTATAGAGGACGCCCCCGCAGAAAACGACTTAGGAATTGTTCATGATTGGATTTTTTCAGAATTCGGACGATACCCGACACCATTTGAAATTGAGGACTTGAAATACTTCTTACAAGACCATAGTAAAGAGGTTATCAAGTTAGCCATCAAGGAATGTGTGGGCAATGGTAAGCCTTACTTTAAATATCTTGAAAGTATATTGAGAGACTGGAAACAGAAAGGTTTAACGACTGTTGAACTGGTAGAGAACAGGCAGAAGCCTACTCGGTCAAACAATAAGTCGAACGGTCGCTTGAGATTATCCGATGATGGATTTGATCCACGGCTTGGATTTTAGGGGGTGCGCATGCAAGTAGTATCAAGCAAAGAGTTGCAAGAAAGAGCCTTGCAGGTTGAGACTTTGAAACAGCAATGTCCAAAACACGAAGGTGTATACATGTGGCGGTCTATCAACCCTTGCACTCGCAACACGCTGACCTATTGTCCTGAATGTGTTCAAGAGACTATCAACCAGAACGCAAGCGAACAGTTAGCTATTGCTGAAGCTCAAATCAGAGATACGAGATCATATTCTCTCTTTATGAAAGAGAGCATCATCCCAAACGATTTGAAAAATGCGACTGTTGGAAATTTTGAAATCCATACAAATCAGGACGCTAAAGCAGTCAATTTCGCTAAGCGAGTCACGGCTGACTATGTGAAAGAGCGCTACGAAGGGAATACGATTATCTCTGGACCGCCTGGAGTTGGCAAGAGCCATCTGGCCGTCGGGATAGCTAAAACCTTAAACGAGAGCTTTCAAATGCTCCAAGTTCGGAAATCGGTAGTCTATATGCCATCCATGGAGCTGTTTTCTCGAATGCAAGAGGCTTTTCAATACAAGGACTCTAAGTGGGAACAACGCTCAGTCGTGAAATTCCTGCAAAACGTTGACTTCTTGATTTTGGACGACCTAGGCAAAGAGTCGAGTGTTGGGAACGAAATCAGACAAGGCAATAACTGGATGCAGAAAGTCCTGTATCAAATACTTGAAAACAGGACGAATACAATTATCACAACTAATTTTGAAGGTAAGCACCTCAAAGAACTTTACGAGCAGAGTCTCGTTGACAGAATAACGAAAGGAAATATGAAGACGAATGCTTTTAAGTTCAGCAAAGACACAGCTTCGAGACGCTCCTTGTCAGCAACTGACTACTGAGGAACGCAAGCAGGCTATTGAACAGTTTGAAAGCCAATTTTACGGACTATCAACCCTGCTTAAAGAGAGGTTGCTGATTACGACAGACGAACGGTTCACTAATAAGATGAATGAGCTGACGTATTATGCGACGAATGGAAGTGTCTATACGACATAAAATAAAAAAGCACCTGACGGCAATCAGGCGCTCAACAAAATTATTCAAGGAAATTATAACATGAAGAGAAAAAAAGAGCAATGGAAACCAAGAATTGTAAACATAATGGCAGATGGTTCGGTCATTGAAGACTTGACAGGCTATGTCATCCCTGCTGGTCATTCGTACTATGACATCATTCTAGGTATGAACAAGCGATCTAACAAGGAGGATGTAGCTTAATGAAATCACTTACTAAGTTAAAACTCAGACTCGAGGGAATCATCAAGGAAGTGAGCCTTGATTGGAGAGTAGTAGCGGTAGAGCTTAATGAGGACCTTCTCGAAGAGCGCAAACGTCGCTTTATGTGTGAGCAAGAAATCTATGATCTGAAACAACAATTGGCAATCTACAAAGAAAAAGAACAGATGGGAGAACAATATGTTTAAAGCACTAAAAACAATCAAAAAAATCAAACAGCTTCAGAAAGAAATGCACGATGTCAGTTTAGCCTTTCTGGCTCTACAAGATGTCGGATTGATGCCAGAGGATGAAAGAAGCAAGGCGAAGGCTCAAACAATGCACGATGTAAGCCACATGCTCAAGGACGTCCTGGGCGGCAAGTCGGTAGATGAAGCCATGAAACGTCTAAATAGCGAAGTGAAAATTGAAGAGGTGGAGCAGGAAGATGACAAAGATTGAAATTGAAAACCGTGTCTGGCTTTTGGCCAATCATGAAGAAAAAAACGAATTGCTGGATCTTGGGCTAACATCCAAGGCTAGATATGTGAAACGAGTTCTGGAGCTTGGGAAGGTGTATGCTCATGTTTAATTATGACAGAGATATAATGCAACCGCCTGAAGAACGAGAAGAACTTGACCCAGCTGATTGGATTTTCAGCGCTGGTCAATGGATCTATGTAGGAGATTGCTAGCCTAAAGGAGAAAAAAATGACGCAGATGACCAATAAAGGAAAGTCGTTCATAAGAGCAGAGATCTCTGAAAAACAAAAAGAATATATCAGACTTCTTGCTGAATTGAGAGGCGTGACAACACAAGAACTTCTAGGTCAAGTTGTAGAACGCTTCATTGACCGGAATTTGCAACTTATTCAAGATTACAAAAATGAATTAGATGACTTAAATAGTAAGTCTAGACGCAGAATTGACATGAACACATAGGAGAAAACAAGATGACTAATAATCAATTAGCAACACAGATAAAACGTGACATCACTACTGATCCAAGTTTATTGATTGGGGCAGACATCAAAAAGTATTTTGACCCACAAAACCTACTGACTGAAAAACAAGTAGGTCAGGTTCTAGCCTTGTGTAAAGGTCGCAATCTTAACCCATTTGCTAACGAGGTCTACATTGTAGCCTATCAAAACAATAGCGGCACAGAGTTCAGCTTGATTGTCTCAAAAGAGGCATTTATGAAACGTGCTGAACGTTGTGAGGGATATGATGGTTTTGAGGCTGGAATTACTGTCATGAGAAATGGAGAAATGATAGAGATTGAGGGCTCTCTTAAATTACCTGAGGACATTCTAATAGGTGGTTGGGCCGTTGTCTATCGTAAAGACCGTTCACACAGATATAAGGTCACAGTTGACTTTAATGAGTATGTCAAAACAGACAGAAATGGCAATCCACGGAGCACTTGGAAATCAATGCCAGCCACTATGATCAGAAAAACAGCTCTAGTGCAGACTCTTAGAGAGGCTTTCCCTGACGAACTTGGGAACATGTATACAGACATCGATGGTGGAGATACATTTGACGCAATCAAAGACGTTACACCTCAAGAGAGCCGTGAGGATGTCGTAGCACGCAAGATGGCTCAGATTGATCAATTCAACAAAGAGCAAGAGGCAAATCATGCAGATCCTGAACCTACTCAAAATGAGGATCCAATCCAGGGCGAGTTGCTAGACGGTGAACTTGAATATTAGGAGGACAACATGCAAGAATTACAGGTAAAAGTAACACAAGCACAGGTTGAAATCATTGACCGTGAGAAATTTGAGCAGAATATCAATGAGGTTGTAGCAAAGTATCAAAATTACACGGTTACGGCTGCAACTATCAAGGATGACAAGCAGACACTTGCCGATCTACGAAAATTAGACAAGCAGGTTTCTGATGAACGGATCAGGAATAAGAAAGTCTTATCTGAACCAGCTGATGAATTTGACAAGTATGTCAAGAATGCCATCCAGCCTCTAAAAGACATCATTACCAAAATTGCTGGTGATGTCAAAGAGTTTGAAGAACATCAAAAGGCTGTCCGAATTGACACAGTCAAAGGCTACCTAGCCAACAAATCAGCTGAGTACATGCTGGATCCTCGTCTCTTTGATGAAAAGGCCCTTGAGTATGTCAAAGCTAGCGATTTTATGGCAGATGGCGTGACGCTTAAAAAAGCCACTATGAAGTCACTTGATGACATGGTCACATTTGAATTTCAGAAACAACAAGAATTTGAAAAAGCCAAGTCAGCTATTTCAGGGTTATGTGCTGAGTATGGCATGACTGACTCACCTTACATTAGACAGCTGAAAGACTTGACTCTTGCTGAAGTCTTTGGACAAATCAAAGCTGATTATGAGTTTGAAAAGCAAAAGGAAGAAATCAGACAGGCTCAAGAACGAGCAGAGCGATCTAATCAGGAGCTTTTAGCAGCCCAACAAACCAAACAGCAAGAACAGACTCCAAAATCAACGGAAACCCCAAATTTTGACCCAGAAACGGGCAAAATCTTGGACGGTGGACAAATCCTCCAAAATGAGCCTAACGCTCTTAGAGGGGCTGAAAATGACCTAAAACGATATGCCCAAAAAATGACTTTAGAGGTGTATTTTGTAGACACAGCCGAAAAAGACCGTTTCAAGGCTGGTCTAAGTCAACTCGGATTTGATTTTAAAAAGAACTATCAAGTCAGGGGTTATCAACGTATCGAGCCATTAACTCAGGCTGAACTAAATGAACAATGTGGGTGGTAAGTATGACAGAAATTGAAAAAATTTCAGAAGAATTGGCTGAATATGGGGTGCCTGATGAGTTAATAGGAAAAATAGAGGACCTATTAGCGACTCTGTATGGCGAAAAAAAGGAAATTGGAGATAGAAAAATCTTGGATATTTCTCCAGAGTCAATGGGGAGGTAACCATGGACATCAGAAAAATATCTGACAGCGTAGCCATCTACTCGGACGGCAAGAAATTGCAGGTTATCCACAACCTAGGGGATGAGTTTATCCTTGATTTCAATGTGGGAGAGGATAGCGTCTGGAACCTCAATGGCCAAGTCGTAGAAATTATTGACATGATTGAGCCTGTCTTTAAAGTTTTCAGCTTTTGCTCAAAATCTGGAGAGGGTATGCAACGCTTAAAACATGCTATCGTCCACTTTGAAATATTTGAGCAGTACATCAGAGATAATCAGGAAGACCTGATGATCTGGTGGCACAATCCAGGAGGGGAATATGATTAAAACCGTATTTTTTTCATGTGATTATCCACATCATGAGGCGATTGACGACCAAATAAATAGCTGGCTTGCCGAAAATCCAGGCATTAAGTTGATTGACATCAAATTTCAATCAAATGTGTCTGCTGTCGCTGACAGTGGAGTCAGTGCTGAATATTGGCATACATCCGCATTGATTATTTACAAAGTTCCCTCAGAGAACAATATAAGCAGTATTAATTCAAATGGTTTAGGTTTCATAATCAGCTGTGAGAAATGTGGTAGCTTATCAATAATCAAGGGAAAAGATGTAGGTCAAAATGTATGTTATGAATGCAAAGGAGAAAAATAATGAATGATTTTATCAAAGAGATTGGGCTGGCTATCCTATGGATGTTTTTAGGGTATCTCTTGGGAGAGCGTAGCACTAGAGGGGGACAAATCAGATGATCAATAACGTCACACTGGTTGGGAGGCTTGTAGCGCCTCCTGATCTACGAAAAACGCCTAATAATGTATCTAGTTTACAGGGCACGCTTGCAGTCAATCGCAATTTCAAAAACGAAAATGGAGAGCGTGAGGCTGATTTTATCAATTTTCAAACTTGGAGAGGTACAGCTGACATCATTGCTCAGTATTGCGGCAAGGGCTCACTTATTGGGATCATTGGGCGCTTACAAGTTAGGTCTTACGAGAAAGACGGTCAGCGTCGATATGTGACTGAAGTAATCGCTGAGAGTGTAGCTCTGCTAGAGAGTCGCAACAGTCAGCACGGACAAGGCAACAGTTTCCAAAATGGGAATAGCTCACCTTTTACCGATCCTAACCCCTTTGACCTCCCAAATGACGGTTTGCCGTTTTAGGAGGGACAGTTAGTGGAAATAGATAAGATTATAAAAAAAGATGTCTTGGAATTTATGGAAACAATTCCTGATAATAAAATTGATTTAATCGTAACAGACCCGCCTTATTTGATAAATTATAAAACAAATTGGCGGAAAGAAAAGCATAAATTTTCAAATGTTATCAAAAATGATAACAATCCTGAATTGATAAAAGAGTATATAAAAGAGTGTTATCGAATTTTAAAAGATGATACGGCTATTTATATATTCTGTTCATTTGACAAGGTTGATTTTTTTAAAAAAGAAATTGAAAAGTATTTTTCAGTAAAAAATATTATTATATGGCGAAAAAATAATCATACCGCTGGCGATTTAGAGGCGCAGTTTGGAAAACAGTACGAGATGATTATATTGGCAAACAAAGGACGGAAGAAATTCAACGGTGAGCGACTGACAGATGTTTGGGATTTCAAGAGAGTAAGTTCAGATGAACTACTCCATCAAAATCAAAAACCTATTGAATTGATAAAACGATGTATTGTTAAACATTCTGATGTTGGGGATACTGTTTTTGATGGTTTCATGGGAAGCGGTATGACAGCATTAGCAGCGTTAGAAACGGATAGGCATTTTATAGGAACTGAAATAGATGAATATTATTTTGGTATAGCAGAGGAGCGGATAAAAAACCACAACGCTCAATTAAGTTTATTTGATGAGGTATGAGATGGAGTGGACGGATTGGGTGGATTGGAAACCTGAAACCAAAACGGATATCAAGATCAAAATTGAAAATGACGGGTACACTTTTCCACATTACGACAAGAAAAACAATGGCGTCAAGTATGTGATTTCTACAATGGACATCAAACAAGACTGTCTAAGACTTGGAGTACCGTTTGAAGATGTGTACCCTTTGCAAACGACACTTTTTTAACAGGAGAAAGAACATGGCAAGTAAAATCAATGTGACAGAACGTATTGCTATCATCATTGAGAAACAAAAAATAGAGGTCGTTACGACTCTAAACTATGATATGAGCATTAGCTTTGATAACAAAGACACGGCTCCTACACTAGATGACAATGGTGACCTTTTTGAACCGGTCTACAAGTGCAAAGTTAAGGCAATTCCCAAAAATGATGTATTTTTCACCTCATTAACACGGGTCAAGAGCAATATCAAGACGTTACAAGAGGTTAAAAAATTCTTTGAGTTCGTAAACGAAAACAGAGAAAATCTCTTTGAGATGGCAGGATTTAAGGGGGCTCTTGAATGAAATTGACCCTGAACATTGAGCCTAAACCTCAATCACGGCCAAGGTTTGCAAGACGTGGGAGTTTTACCACAACTTACGAAGACAAGGATATGAAAACATGGCGCAATCATTGCCAGCTGCTCATTGCTAATCAGTACATGGGTCAGCCTATCCTTGAGGGAGCTTTGAGGACACGGCTTAGATTTTATATCAAACCTCCTCAGTACATTTCTAAAGTCAAGAAGAACCAACAGGCCCTCCTGGATGAAATTATACCAGTAGGCAAAAAGCCTGACATAGATAACTACGAAAAAGCGCTATATGACAGCATGTCAGGGATCGTCTTCCAGGACGACGGTCAGATAGCGCTACATGATGTAGGCAAGTTCTACAGTCTAAATCCACGGATAGAGGTTGAGATTGAGGTCATGAAATCCCTGAGTATTTGAAGAAATGAGGAGCAGATGGCTGACTACGCATTATATCAAGGTGATGTGTTTGTTACGCTTGGAACATTAGCGCAGATCAGTAGCGAGACAGGAATTACTGAAAGGATGTTAAAGTATTACACTTACACATCACACCAAAGACGACACCCAAACGGTAGGGCCGTTATTAAAATTGAGGAGGAAGATAATGAGAATTAAGACGGAAAGCGGAGGAGTTGGAAGATGATGGAAGAGTTAAAGCAAAAAGTTAATGAAGTATACAACTGGACGGTAGAAGACGGGAAGCCGCAACCTCCCAAGCAAAATTTACCACAAGCGGTGAAAGACCGGGCGGACTATTTTTGGGAAATGGCAGAAGATGGTATGACGTTTATGGGAGCGATGGAATGCATCTTCGCTGATGAAAAGCCTACAGACTATGATTTGGGATCTACTAAGGATTGGTTGCCAAAATCTAAGGAGTTTGATGATTGGGTTGGCTATTCGCCAAGCATGGCTCGGGTAATTATTGCAGTTTATTTGATTTATAGAGGAAACTAAGATGAATAAGCAGGAATTGATTGAGAAATATAAAGAGCTGGAGAATAGTTCATTTGATATTGCAGCGATTGTAGTTTGTCAGCTAGTTTTAAAAGACTTAGAACAGCTAGATGAACCAAAACCAGTCAAAGTTCCGCAGTGTGTGGCGGAATATATAGAATTTAAAAAGAAAAACAATTTTCATGTTTACGGTGCAATGAGAGTAATTGAAGATCATTATGATAAGAAAGTTCCTGATTGGTTTTACGAAAATAACATCGAAAAATTCTGTCTTGCTTGGCTTGACGGCTACGAGGTCGAGGAAGAGAAGCGGTATTTGGTGACTTTAAAAAATAGGCAGCCTTTGGTCAAATCGCAATCAGGGAGTACTCTTTATTTTAGTCAAGATATAACAGCTAGGAATTATAAAGGTACTCAAAAAGAACTAGAAGAAGCAAAGTTCGGCTGGGTGTTTGATTGTGAAGGAATTGATATAGAGGAGGTGGAATAAATGACAAAATTTGTTAAAATACAATCTTGTTATAGAGGACATACTGAAGATGAGCTTATCAACATAGATGATATTGGGCGCATCTGTCTAGGCCCTAATATCTTGTTTTTAAGAACACCTTACAATTTAGGAGAACATCATATTTCTATCACTCAAAATTCAGTAGATAAACTTTTGAAAGTATTGGATATTATTGGGGAGGACGGCAAATGAGACCTTGTAAATATCCATATTCAGGAAGAAGAAAAAAGCAAGAAACACCGTCGCCAATATTTTCTGCACGACCAATTTTTAAAGAAGTTCCAATTGTAGAAGAAGTTAAGGTTGAGTTCGAAGTTGAAGCTAGTACAGGGCGCATATATCCAGAAACGATAATACATTTAGATATTTCTGGGTATGGAAATAGAGTGCATTCAGTATATCTCTTCCCTGGAACCTTACTGAGTGTTGGTGAGTCAATCCAACTAAAAATGCTTTTCTATAGAAGACTTAGAAATTTTACTACAGATCGTTTTTTGACGTTTAGGGAATCTGATTGGAAGTTCTTTATCCGGGACCTGGTCAACGAATTTAAGCATTAAAAAAAGCCAAGACACTCTCTGTCTCAGCAATAATTTCAAACACTATTATTATATCACAAAGGAGATAGAGAGTGAAGGCTAAAGAGTTACTTGATGAACTACAGAATTTGGATGAAGAGATACAGAGTCGAATAGACGAGCTTGCTAATCTTGAAGCTAGTTTGCTTTCTAGTCCTAAAATGAGAATGGATAAGGTTCAAGGTGGTCAGAAGGTTCGATTAGATGAACGTTACATCGATATTTTTAGCATGCAAGATCCCTTGAAAGAGTACATAAAGCAAGCAACTGCTGAAGCTATCCAGCGCAGAATTGAGCTCAGTAAATTGATTGATAAAATGCCTAAGCCTGCAAGTCGAACAATTCTAAGGATGGTGTATATTCAGAAAGCAAACGTGTATGATATGATTGAATTTTTACGATGCAGCAAGACCACTTTTTACAAAAAGAAGAAAGATGCAATCTGTGAATTGGGTGTTGTAGTTGATAAAAGCGAACTAATGTGAACTAGGTTGAAGCGCACTGGTCTAACAATCGTGCTATTATAGTATCATCAAGAATTAAGGGTAAGGCAGTGAGCCTTCCCTGACATGGAGAGTTGGCAGAGTCAGGTTGAATGCGCCCGTTTGCTAGACGGGTGATCGCCTATGTGCGGTCCGTGGGTTCAAATCCCACACTCTCCTTTGAGTGTTTGTGTCCCAGAATGGGGTAGGCAGTAGGCTTAGCATTCATATATCACTCATTAACTCCTATCACTCATTAACTTAAAAATGGTTGCGGAAGCGACTGGACCTCGCATGATTGCGTAGCTAATTATATTCCGGATAAGTTATAAGCTAGAGGGTTTGATTCCCTCAGAGGTTTTAAAGACTACAAAAAATAAAAAAGAAGTCAAAATTTAATACGCACGCAAGGTTGTAGTCGCCTTGCACTTTTAGGGCTTAGCCTAGATAATCTGTGGTAACTCAGGAAAAGGATGTTTTTAAATCTATCAAACATCCTGCCAGCAATGGTCAATCTAAGCAATGTAATCTTAACTATTTCAGTTTTGGAATAGGTAGGCGAAGTTAAAGCAGGAAGATTCCAACGGCAAGGTGCTGAGGAAATGCAAATGTGGCTGTTTGGCTGTGAAACGAGTCTATAAGAGGAAAGAGGTATTTGGTTCGAGGTGCAACAAGAGCTTGATACCATATCTTACAAAAATTGGGTGCCTCCCAAAAGTATGTAAGATGAGTCGATTGTCCGCAAAACAATCGATAACAAGCAGGCGCTGTGCATTTTGTTCTTCAAAAGAGAATGAAACACATGGCGATGCGTGTCTGTGATAGATGAAAGATGATTTTTATATTTTAAGGCTATTCAAGATAGAAAAAACTCAAAAAAGCAAAAGTCATCGCCCGTCGTAAACGAAAGTGCACTTCGGCAATTAGATTGCCTGCTCAAGTCTCGCAAGGATGAGAGTAAAGTCAAAGAGTAAAGCAGCTTAGACTTTTAGCGGAGTCTTCGTTAATTGAAAAATGGCTTAGTAGTTTGCGATGTGAGGAGTGATTGGTCTAACCAATCGTGCATGAGTGATACAAGTAGGAATATTTGTGGACAAGATAATAAACTATAAGTTATCAAAAGTCACTCGTTTAAAGCAGTAGTCTCATGCTAGTTAATGGATACATGGTAGACGGATTAAGTCCTGTTTAGGGAATTGAAACGTAGGCAGGTTCGAATCCTGTCGTTCCAATTGCGATTTTAATTCGCAGAGAGAGGTCTTGAAAAGGTCGCACATCGTGTGGCTTTTTTTGATTGTTTGAAAGGTGGTGATGGAAAATTGAATGAAAGACAAAGGCGTTTTGCAGATGAGTACATCATCTCAGGTAATGCTTATCAATCAGCTTTAAGAGCAGGATATAGTGAGAAATATGCCAAAGCAAGATCTTCTGAATTGTTGGATAATGTCGGAATTTCTGATTACATCAAAAATCGAATGGAGGAGTTGCAAGATGAAAAAATCTTAACTCAAAAACAAATACTTGTGATGCTATCAGAAATTGCGTCGGGACAAGCGAAAGAAACAATAGTAGTCACAACAAAAGTAGCTGAGTTGATGCCTGATCCCGTGACTGGTAAGTCTGTAAAAGTCTACAATGAAATCCCTCAACTTGTCGAATACCCAACAAAGAACAGCGATAGGAATAAAGCTCTTGAATTGTTAGGTAAACGACATAAGATGTGGACAGACAAAGTAGAGGCAGACGTTTCTGGAACGGTGGTGTTTGCAAATGAGTCAGACATACCAGATTAAGCAAAGTGATATTGTAATCGACCTACCTAAGACAGTAGGAGCTGGGTACGGACAGTTCTGGCGCTCAAGAAGTCTTTATCGTGTAGTCAAAGGGTCCCGTGGTTCGAAGAAGTCCAAGACAACCGCTTTAAACTATGTTGTCCGTCTTTTGAAATATTCCTGGGCCAACTTGCTTGTTATTCGTAGGTATTCGAATACAAATAAGCAATCAACTTATACGGATTTTAAATGGGCGTGTAATGTGTTGGGTGTGACTCATTTGTTTAAATTTAACGAGTCTTTGCCTGAAATAACTGTAAAAGCGACTGGTCAAAAAATCCTATTCCGTGGTTTGGATGATGAACTCAAAATCACATCTATCACGGTCGATGTCGGCAGTCTTTGTTGGGCATGGTTTGAGGAAGCATATCAAATTGAGACTGAAGACAAGTTCAGTACAGTAGTTGAGTCAATCCGTGGTAGCTTAGATGTACCTGATTTCTTTAAACAAATCACAGTCACATTTAACCCGTGGAATGAGAGGCACTGGCTCAAACGTGTGTTCTTTGATGAAGAGACTAGCCGAGCTGATACATTCGCTACTACAACCACTTACAAATGCAATGAGTGGCTTGATGAAGTCGATATTAAGCGCTATGAGGACTTGTATCACACAAATCCAAGGCGTGCGAGAATCGTTTGTGATGGTGAATGGGGAGTTGCTGAAGGTTTAATCTATGAGAACGTGACCGTCAAGGATTTCGATAAGGATGAATTGCTACGAGATTCAGCTAATAAGTTATGTATCGGTCTTGACTTTGGTTTTACTCACGATCCAACCGCTTTGTGTTGTTCGTTGATAAATGACACGACGAAAGAGATTTATGTCTTTGATGAGGCGTATAAAGTTGGGTTGATAACAAAAGAAGTTGCGAAGATGATAAAAGACAAAGGTTATCATCGTTCACAAATCATTGCTGATAGCGCAGAGTCACGGCTGATTGAAGAGCTCAGGTCAGAACATGGCATATCTAGAATAAAAGAGAGTCGGAAAGGTAAGGATAGTATTATGGCAGGCGTATCCAAATTGCAAGGATACGCTATTTATGTGCATCCGGATTGTAAAAACATCATGAATGAATTTTATAGTTACTGCTACCAGCGAGATAAAGAAGGCAACTGGTTGAATAAACCAGAGGATAAAAACAACCACTTGATGGACGCTTTGCGTTACAGCCTTCAATGTATCGAAGGTGGGAAAGCAACCGTCCGCAGACGTTCTGATTATGGTCTATAGAGAGGAAAGACATGTACCAATATTTAACCTATCCACGGGATGGATATGATGAGGGTTCTTTGAAGAAAGACCTGATTTACAAATTGATAACGATACATAGCACTGAAGGCTCGCATTTGAAGAAGCTTAAAAGCTACTATTTGGGTGAGCATGCTATCTTAGAACACACGAGACGCAACGTGAACGCACCTAATTACAAGACGGTAGCCAATCATGCCAAGGATATCGCAGACACGGCTACGGGCTATTTTATGGGCAATCCTATCAAGTATAACAATACTGCTGACGGTGATATCGATGAACTACTTACAGCCTTTGATGGTGCTGAGATTGACCAAGTAGATGCTCAGAATGCTTTGAACATGGCTATCTATGGTCGTGCTTACGAGTACATCTATGCTAAAGAGGGTATGGCTGAGTTGGATTCAACTAGTATTGATCCGGAGAATACTTTCATGGTCTACGATGATAGTATTGAGCGGAAGCCTTTGTTTGCGGTCTATTACTATGAAGTAAAAGACGATACGAAAGACACTACCAAGCACCAGGCTGAGGTCTTTACCGAAAATCTGCACTATCACATGGTGCTGAGAAGTACAGATTCAGGAACAACTCAGAGCGAGGAGGCAACACCTCACAACCTTGGTCAAATCCCAATTATCGAATATCGCAACAATCACTTTGCAATTGGTGACTATGAGCAACAAATTAGCTTGATAGACGCTTATAATTCCTTGATGGGGAATCGTGTCAATGATAAGGAACAGGCTGTAGAGTCTATACTTGTCTTGTATGGCACGCAGTTAGCAGACACTCCAGAAGACGCTAAGGTAGCAATGAAGATTCTTTCTGAAGAAGGTCTTTTGGAATTGCCGGGCGATAGTGCAAGGGCTGAGTTCTTGAAGAATACGCTGGACGAAAGTGCTACTGAAATCTTGCGTACAGCTCTTAAAGAGGACATCTACACATTTAGCCATGTGCCTAATTTGACTGATGAGAATTTCGCAGGGAATACATCAGGCGTAGCCATGGAATTTAAGCTGATGGGCCTTGAGATGATTACTAAGACCAAGGAAGCGAACTATAAGCGAGGATTGCGTCAGCGTATTGCGATTTTTGCTCATTACTTAGGCATGAAGCAGATTGCTTTAGAGTCTCATTCAATCGTTCCACAATTCAGTCGTGGTTTGCCTAAGAACTTGTTAGAAATCTCTCAGATTGTGAACAACTTGGAAGGCAAAGTGACCAATAGACAGCTTATTTCTCTCTTGCCGTTTGTGGAAGACCCTGACGCTGAGCTGGAAGCCTTGGAAGAAGAAAAAAAGAAGAACATGGAAGACATGCCGATGTTCAACCAAGAAAACACGAAACCCGAAGACGAGGTAGAGGATGAAGAATCAGGAGTATTGGGCGAAGAGGAAAGCCAATCTGATTTACCAGCAGATGGACAAGGCCGAAAAGCAGGCAGACCAGTTCGATAAGGTCTATCAGGAAGCCAAGACTTACTTGGATAAGGAAGTCAATAAGATTTTTGATAAGTTCCAACGTGATTATGGTCTAAGTCAGGTAGAAGCTAGACAAGTCTTGAAGAACATGAAAGACAAGAAAAATCTGAATGAACTTCGTAAAGTACTTGAAGCGAGACCGAATGACCCGAACATCCAAAGATTACTGGCTGACTTAGATAGTCCGGCTTATTCTTTCCGTATGAAGCGTCTAGAACGTTTGAGTGATGATTTAGACCGTATGCGTGAATCTATCTATCATTCAGAAAAGACAGGCTCAGACGCCTTTTATAGCGACCTGATGAAGGATAGTTACTACAAGGCTACCTTTGACCTGCAGCAGCAGACAGGACTAGCATATGGCTTTTCTGGGCTTCCTGAGAACGAGATTAAACATCTACAGTCTTTCAGTTGGGTAGGTGACGGAAGTACCTACTCTACAGACATCTGGAAGAATACGGGGAAGCTTACTTCTAGCATAAAAGATGAACTACTTATGAGCCTCATGACAGGCCGAGATACACGAGAAACTGCACAAGCAATTGCTGAGAGGTTCAATGTAGGTCAGAACGATGCAAGACGTTTGGTTCGGACAGAATCAGCCTTTTTTCATAACCAAATGGAACTACTCAGCTATGAAGAAGCAGACATAGAAAAGTATATCTTTGTGGCCGTCTTAGACAAGCGTACATCACGGATTTGTCAGGAGCATGACAATCAGGTCTATGATAGGGACAAGGCTGTCCCTGGCGTCAATTGTCCACCTATGCATCCGTGGTGCAGGTCTACTACTGTCGGATACGATGAGGACGCAGACTACAGCAAGTTGAAGCGCAGAGCAAGGAATCCAGAGACAGGTAAAGTTGAGTACGTGCCTGCCGATATGACTTATAAAGAGTGGTATAGCAAGTATGTTGCGAAAGACGGGGAAAAGGTGTATAATCAAGATACAAGAGAAGCCAAGGCGAAATTTTATAGCGAACAACTATTGTCCAAAATTTCAGGAGTTGAGCCAAAAATTACAAGTGATATGCAACGTATCGCAGGAGAAAACAAATTGGCAGGTCTTGAATTTAGGAAGAAAACAGTTGAGTCATTATCACGTAAAATTATTGCAGATAGCCTAGTTGAAAATATAAGTTTGTCAAAAGCCGTGAGTAAGATTAATGACGCCTTAAGGTACACAACTATTTTCGATTCCGATACTTTTACAGAAGAGTATTTGAAGATGAAACAGAAGCTTGTCGCAGAAGGTTATAAAATTGTAAAAGTAAAAAACACTTGGTTAGTAGATGGACCATACAAAGGTGTGAATACAGTCGTTGAAAAAGATGGTATCAACTTTGAAATGCAGTATCATACTCAGGAAAGTTTCGACTTAAAAAATGGTTCATTACATGAACTCTATGAGAAGTATCGTGATACGAATACATCTGATCTAGAACGCATGAAATTATTTAAGGAAATGCTTGATTTAAGCAATGGGCTTGAGATTCCTAAAAATATAGAGAGGGTGAAGTGATATGAAAGATATTAAATACTACCGCACAACGACGAACAATGCTCAAGTACTTCGTTTGATTGATGGTGTCATGCAAGTTTTTGACATTGAAAAAAAGTGGGTTAATAGCATGGATTGGTTTAATAAAATCTTTTTTAATGACTTTACGGATTTTGAAGAAATTTCAGAAAATGATGCATTTACTTATATTGACAGGATGGTAGCGGCATGATTGATATTGCCTTGGCTATCGCTAAAAAAGCACATGCAGGGCAGGTAGATAAAGCGGGTGTTGATTACATACAGCATCCTCTCTATGTGGCCAGTCAAGTCAACACTGAACAAGAAAAAGCTGTCGCTCTTTTACATGATGTGATTGAGGATAGCGATATAACTGCTGCCGATTTATTCGCGTCTGGCTTGTCAAATGAAGTTGTTACAGCGGTACAAATTTTGACAAAGAAAAAAGGTCAAAGTTATCAAGAATATCTTGGGAAAGTAAAATCAAATAATTTAGCAAGAGTTGTAAAACTTGCAGATTTGAAACATAACTCAGATTTATCACGTTTGAAATCTGTTACCAATACAGACTACGAGCGTGTTAAAAAATATAAAAATGCAATTTATTACTTAAGCACCTAGAGAAATCTAAGTGCTTTTTTCGTGCTCAGAAAGGAGAATCTGATGAATAAGTACAAAAAGTTGATAGAATTGATTGAAAATAACGGTCTTGAGATACAATCTAAGAAATGTTATGATCCACAGAGTGCTTGGCATGGTGAGGAGTTATGGATTGTTGATAAGAAAAAACAAAATAAAATTTTTGATTTATCAGGTAACGGTTACTGTTTTCATGACGCTAAAGTTGAGGAAGCCATTGAAGAAGTTGAGAAGTATCTATTATTGAAAAAGATGGATACGTTTGATGATTTCAAAAAATGGGTGGAAAAGAATGCTAAGCCTAAAAAATGATGCTTAGAAAGGAGTAAAGACATGTTTATATGGGATTGGGTATCAATCGCCTTTGGGTGGTTGGTATTTTTGTTGTTAATATTTATTATTATGGCCGTAATCAGCGGAATAATTAAAGGTGTAAAGAAAGGAACAGAAAAATGGAAGAATGGAAAGAAAGATTTAAAAAAGAATACTACGAATTGAAAGAACGATTCCAGAAGTTAGATATGATGATTGGGAAATACGAAAAAGGGCAACTAGAGTTTGAATCTAAATGTCCGATTGATTTGTTAAAAGGTCAGCGTTCAACCATGTGGAATTATTTAAGAATTCTAGAACAACGTGCAAAAATTGAAGAAATTAAACTATAAAAATTAACCGCATCGAAATCGAGGCGGTTTTCTTATGCTCTAACCGTATGGAATCCCGTACGGTTTTTATATTGTCCAAACTGTGCCGATGACATTAAAAGCTGTACTGTTCCGTCGCCGGACGTAAAGCGAGATTATCGAGTGGCGACGTAATCGCTGGAGGACAATTATGTCAGAAGAAATCAATGCAACTGTATCTACTGAATCAACTGAGACTGTCGACACTCAAGAAAATGTTGATACAGTGCAGGAAGAAAAGCACGAACGAACTTTCACTCGTGCTGAAATCGGTAAGATGCTATCTGCCGAGCGCTCTAAATGGGAAGCTGAGCAAGAAGCCAAGGAAAACGAAGCTAAGAAGCTTGCTAAGATGAACGCTGATGAAAAACAGAAATATCAGTTGGATCAGCGTGAGCAAGAACTAGCTGACCGTGAAAAGGCTATTGCTCGTAAGGAATTGACCGCAGAGGCTAAAGCAATGCTAAGTGAACGTGACTTACCTGTTGAGTTAGTAAATGTAGTCGATTTGACAAACGCAGAGACGGTATCTGAATCTATCACCTCTATCCAAAAAGCATGGGAAGAGTCAGTTCAGAAGGGAGTCTCTGAACGTATGAAAGGTAGTGCACCTATCAAAAATGCACAAACAGTCCAGCAAGAAGTCACGGAAAAATGGCGTAAAGACTTCTTGTAATAAAAGAAAAGAGGAAAAATAAATGGCATTTGAAGAATTAAACACAGCAGAATCACGCAAGAAACATCTTGGGATTATTGAGGATGTACTTGCAGTAAATTCATATTCAACACCACTTGTGACATCAAGCGATGCAGTAACCTTGCAAGGTCGCTCTTTTACAGTAGCAACTGGTAACACAACAGAGTTGAAAGACTACAAACGTAACAAAGACAACGAATTTGATCACGTTGAAGTTGAAGAAAAGGTTTATACCCTTGATGAAGAAAAATACTGGGGTCGTTTCGTAGATCAATTGGACGAACGTGACTCTAATGGTCAAGTGAATATCAATTATGTTATTGCCCGTCAGGCTGCAGAAGTAGTCGCTCCATATCTTGATGAACTACGTTTTGGTGCAGCACTTGGAAACGTAAGTGACAATGTTGCCATGGGTAAAACAGCAGGAGCGAACAACGCTTATAATGCGGTTCTTGATGTGTCTGAGAAACTTGATGAGCTTGGAATTACAAAAGAACGCTTGCTCTTCGTCACTCCAAGTTTCTACAAAGCGATCAAGTCTGAAATCGTTCGTCTACCACATGGTGACGCAGATAAGAAAGTCCTTGGAAAAGGATATGTTGGTGAATTGGATGATTACACAGTCTATAAGGTTCCTTCTAAATTCCTGAAAGGTGTTAATGCCCTTGCTACTGCTCCAGGTGTTGTTACATCTCCAGTACAAGTAGATAATACTAAGTACAACGATAACATTCCAGGTCGATTTGGTGAATTGGTAGAGCAATTGCTTTATACTGGTGCATTTGTTCTTGAACACTTCAAGAAATACATCATCACAATTGCAGATTCTAAGCCTGCTGCTAAACCATCTACTCAAGGTAAAGTTGTAAACCGTGCTAAAGCGTGGAAGACTGGAACAGCCTATAAAGAAGATGACACGGTAACGCATGAAGACAAAGTCTACGTTGCTATCAAAGACATCACTAGCTCAACCAATGCACCAGGATCTGACTCAGCTAACTGGAAAGAAAAAACTGGTAAGAAATAGGTCCGAGTTATGAAATTTAAAATCAAACAAGATTTCTATGATTGGGAATCAAATGTGAAACGACTGGCAGGAGAGGAACTTGAGATTACTGAGGAGCGCTATGCTGAGCTGGCTGACAATATTGCCAGCAACGGTGTCGCTATCTCAGATGTTCTTGAGAAAATCCTCCCTGAACCTGAGTTCTTAGAAGAGGATTGATATGTCTATAGAGTTGCTGAAGAAATTAACAGGCGAAGAAGATACTCAGCTTCTCATGTTGCTCCAAACAAGGGCTACAAATCTTATCTTGTCAGAGACTAATCGCACATCTTTGACACCTGCTTTAAGTCTTTTAATACCTGAGGTTGCTATCGAGCTCCACAACCGCTCAGGAGCGGAAGGAGAGCGTTCTAGAACCGAAGGTGGTATAGCAGTAGTCTACGGAGAAAAAGGCCTGTCTACGGGTCTTCTACAGCGAATACGCATGCACAGGCTAGCAAGGGTGGCAGGTCATGTTTTTGAAGCAGAGTAGACTGAAACCTTATCCAATGCGACGGTTTGAAAAGACTGTCACTGAGGAAGGTGTCGCGAAAGAAGGGTATGCCAAGGAAGCTGAGACAGTCCGCCTTGAATTGTGGCCAGCTAGTAGCAAACTACAATCTGAATTGTATGGCGAGCGTGTCAATGATATTTTGAACGCAAATGCCAACAAATCAGCTACTATCAAAGTGAAAGATGGTGTGTGTATCGATAGCCAGACAGAAGTGACTCACAGGGTTATCTCTAAAAAGGTCTACACACATCATCAAGTCTTGGAGTTAGAGCGTGTCAGAGCTACTAGGGGCAGATAGGCTTATAGCTAAATGTAGACGATTGGCTAGTAAAAAAACTGGCGAGGATATCGTCTTACGTGCGGTACACAATGCTACTATAAAGGTTGTCCAAGCAGATGCAAGAAGACTCGCACCAGCGAGAGATGGAGAGCTTATAACTAGTATCAAAACTAGGGCAAAAATGGACGGAGATAAGGCTATAGGCGAGGTTTACACCAACCTAAAATACGCTCCTTACGTTGAGTTTGGGACAGGGCCAATAGGACAAGCTAGCCATTCTGGTATCTCTCCAGAGGTCAGCGTAACTTACAAGTCTAGTCCGTGGTATGTGCATGAAGACCAAATCAATGTAGGACCTTACCACTTTCAAAAGATTGGGGAGTTCTACAAGATGTATGGTCAACCTGCCCAGCCTTATCTTTATCCAGCTTTGAGAGACAATCAAGAGCGTGTGTCTAAGAATATTTCGAATTATGTCCGTAGAAAGATAAGAGAACAAATAAAATGATTAATATCAAGCCTGTTATTTATAAAGAATTGCAAAAGGTCGCAGATAATGTGACTGATACTTATCCTAGCGATTGGGAGACTTTCCCAGTCGTTATTTTTTTAGAAGAACAAAACAAGCCGGGTGATTGGTTTGATGACCAGGAACAAAAATCCTCTATCCGCTACAAGGTGGATATCTTTGATGATACCAGCACTAGTGAGTTAGCTGTTAAAATCAATCAGATTTTTGAGTCTTTAGGTTTGCGAAGAACCGACTGCCAAGACGTGCCAGACCCGTCTCATTTGAGACATAAGGTCATGCGTTTTGAAGGTGTCGTTGATTTAGACTCAGAGCTTGTTTTTCAATTTAGAATGGAGAATTAAACATGTTAGCAAATGGAATTAAATTGGCCTTTAGTGAAACGAAAGGCAATTATCAGAATCTTGTAGGGCTTAAGGAAGTACCTGAATTTGGTATCGAACCCGAAAAAGTAGAGAATACTACCCTTGCAGATACAGTGAAGAAGTACGAGTTTGGTATCGGGGACGCAGGAGAACTTGAGTACAAGTTCGCTTATAATAATTCAAGCGCAACAGCTCCTTACCGTGTATTACGTAAGGCAGCAGATGGTAAGAAAAAACTTTACTTTGAGCAAACATATCCAGATGGTACTAAGGTCACTTTTGAAGGTCAAGTATCTGTTAAGCTTGGCGGTGGCGGTGTCAATGCCGTTATCGAGTTCACACTTAAGATTGCTTTGCAGTCTAATCTTACATTTACTGATGGTGTTGGAGGTTAATTAAATGGCGTTAAAATACACAACTTGGAAAGTTACTGACGAAAAAGAGTTGAAGCTACGTTTGACATCTCATCAAGCTGCAACTGTGGAAGAAAAAATCGGCATGAACTTGCTGAAGATTTTCATGCCTGAAGCTGGCGAAGAGTTCACTTTACCGCCTTTGAAAGTTATGTTGTTGTTAGTTCACGGCGCCTTGCAGCAGTACGAACATGGGTATTCCTTTGAAGATGTCTACGACCTATACGATGAATACGTGGATAACGGCGGAGACCAAACGACATTCATGACAGAGGTGTTGATGCCGCTATTTGAAGTATCGGGTTTTACTCCACGAGGAAGCAAGGACAAGAAAACTTCCAAGAAGAAAATGACAGTAGTCGAGTAATCTTAACGGTAACGCAGATTATTGAGAGGCTTTATCCTATGTTTTTAGACATCGGGGGCAAGCCTCTTGATTTTTGGGATTTAACGGTGCTTGAAATCAGGGAAATGATAAAAAGCTACAACCGTGTCAAAATCCAAGAGCGTAAAGAAAAGATTATTGACTCATACAGACTTTCGCAGATGATATCCAACCACGTTTCTTTATTGTTATCCAAAGATGCCAAGGCCTTTGAGTTCTGGGAATATGCGCCTGAGTTGTTTGTAGAAGAACAACAAGCAGTAGAACAGGAACGACAGAGACAAGCGCTTTTGTTGCATAAGGAACGGATGCGTGATTTTGCAGAGAGACACAATCGAAAAAGGAAGGAGGAAATAAATGGCAACTCTTGATGAATTGAAGGTCATGATTGACGCTGAGATAGCGCCTTTCAGGAAGAAGATGAAAGAAGTTGAGAATCAGGTCAAAGGAACATCTGACCAAGTGAAAAATGCCACTGCTAAAGTTCGTGAACAGTCGAACTCAATCGGTAGTGCGTTTGGTAAGCTGGCTAAGTTCGCTGGTTTTGCAATCCTTGGTAAGAAATTACTTGATGTTGGGATGTATTCAACGCAGACGGCTCTTGAAGTATCAGCGTCTATGAACCAAATCAAGCGACAGATGGGAGAGAGTTCGCAATCTTTCTTAAAATGGGTTAACGATAACGCCAACGCTATGAATATGGGGGTGGGTGAGGCTACTAACTACGGTGCGGTCTACTCAAACTTATTTTCTGGGTTTATCAAAGATACCAACAAGCTAAGCGCCTATACCGCTAAGATGTTGCAGACATCGGCAGTGGTTGCTGAAGGCTCAGGGCGTAGCATTACAGACGTTATGGAGCGGATTCGCTCAGGTTTGCTAGGGAACACCGAAGCGATTGAGGATCTAGGAATCAACGTCAATGTGGCTATGATTGAGTCCACTGAAGCCTTTAAGAAGTTCGCAAACGGACAAAGCTGGCAACAATTAGACTACCAAACCCAGCAACAAATCCGCCTTATGGCTATTCTGGAACAGGCTACAGCCAAGTATGGGAATACCTTGTCTAATTCTGTAAATGGTCGTATCAGCCTGTTTAAGTCGCTGATGAAGGACGCAGCATTGAACCTTGGTAACTCTATGTTACCGATTATCAATGCCATTATGCCTGTCTTGAACTCTTTTGCTATGGTTTTGAAGAACGTGACGGCTAAACTCGCTGAGTTTATCGCTTTGATGTTCAACAAGAAAGCAACAGTGAAAGATGGTGTTGGTGGAGCAGTTGGAGACATGGGTAACGCCATGAAAGACGCTGCAGGCGGAGCAGGAGACCTTGCTGACGCAGTAGACGACGCTGGAGATTCAGCAGGAGGACTTGCTGACAATCTTGGAGACTCCGCCAAAAACGCTAAGAAGGCCGCTAAAGAGTTGCTAGGTCTTTTGGGATTTGATGAGATTAACATCTTGCAAAAACCAAAAGATGACGATGCAGGCGGTTCTGGAGGCGGTGGCAAAGGTGGTAAAGGAAAGGGAGGCGGTGGCGGACCTTTCAAAGACATCTTGCCAGAAGTCGAGTTGACCGACATGGACAACAAATTCAAGAGCATTTTTGATGGTCTTGGAGATAAGCTCAAAGGGTTGTTTGACCTCTTCAAGAAAGGTTTTGATGCAGCATTTAGACCAGAAGGTATAAAACGCATTAAGACTGCCTTAGACCAAATAGCTAAGACAATGGGAGAAATCGCCACTGACCCAAGGGTTGTGAATGCCTTTAACCGCATGGCTGAGAAAATTGCTTATGCTTTAGGGCAAGTGACAGGCTCAATAACCACTATCGGGCTAGGTATCGGTGTTTTCCTTGCCGAAAGTATTGCAAATGGCCTTGGAAGGCAAAAAGAACGCATTATCAGGGCGCTAGTCGCTTTGTTTGATAATGTTGGTAACCTTTCCGAGGCAGTAGGAAACATAGCTCAGGACTTTTCTAGTGCTTTCTACGACGTCATTACCTCAACTGGTGCGGTTCGTATCGGTAGCGCTATTGTGTCAACTCTGTTGAGTTTGACATCTACCATTGTTGAAGTTGGTAGTAAATTAGCAGGAAGTTTGTTTAAAGGTTTTGAAAAAGTCGTTGTGACAAGCGCTCCTAAAATTTCATCAGTCTTCCAAAGTTTATTAGATACTGTTGCGCCTGTATTTGAGAACATTGAAAGGTCTGTTAACAAATTTGGCGATGGCTTAAGTCGTGTTTATGATGAACATGTAGTCCCTGCTATTAACTCTATTGCTAATGCTTTTAATGGGCTAATTGACATTATTCAGATTCTCTGGGAGAATTCCTGGCAACCTTTTGCTGAGTTTTTATCAGGAGTATTCGGTGTTAGTATTGAAGGAATTTCAGATTTATTAGGAGGTGGCCTTTTAGCCACTTTGGGACTATTGGCGGATGCTATTAAGTTAGTGGCAGATGGTTTCACCGTTTTTTCTGACTGGTGTAAAGAAAACAAAGAACCTATCGTAGCTTTGATAACAACTTGGCAAACGATTAATTTCTTATCATGGGCAGAACAAGCTGGAGGACTTGCAGGAGCATTCAGCTTGTTAGGTAGTAAGGTCTCTTTGATTGTTGGAGGGATTAAGAATCTAGGTCTTGCTATTAAAGCATTGACATTTGATAAGTTGGTCAGTTTTGGTGAAACAATCTATTTGAACACCTTATATGCAAAAGATTTTGTGGTCAATTCAGGTAAAACAATTGCACAGCTAGGAAAAACTGCTTTAGAACTTGGTAAATCAGCTCTAGCATGGACTGCTCATGCAGCGAAAATGGGATTAGCAACCGCGGCGGAATTTGCACATTCTGTTGCAGCAGGAGTCGCTACAGCTGCAACATGGGCTTTTAATGCAGCGTTAGCAGTTTTGACAAGTCCAATAACATGGATTATTGCAGCAATCGCAGCTTTGATTGCTATTGGTGTTTTGCTCTATCAAAACTGGGACACTGTTGTTGAGTTTGCTAAAACTGCATGGCAAGGACTATGTGATTTTATCAGTGGTATTTGTCAATCGATTGGCGAATTTTTCAGCGGTCTATGGACGAAACTACAAGAAATCTTTGAGCCGATAGGTCAATGGTTTGGCGAGAAATTCCAGCAAGCATGGGACGCCATTGTAAACATATTCTCTGGCATCGGAGAGTGGTTCTCTGGTGTATTCCAAGGTGCATGGGACGCTATCGTTAATATCTTCACTCCAATCGGCTCATGGTTCGGACAACGTTGGGCAGATGTGACTAGTGCGTTGGCTAATATCGGGGCATGGTTTACTGACATGTTCCAAAAAGCATGGACTGGCTTAACAAACATCTTTAGCAAACTAGGTTCTTGGTTTGGCGAGAGATGGAACGATGTTACAAGTGCACTTTCCAAAGTAGCAAGCTGGTTTGGCGATATATTCGGAAAAGCTTTTGACGCTGTTAAAAATGCCTTTAGCTCTATCGGAGACTTCTTTAAAGGCGTTTGGGATACTGTCAAAAGTATCTTCGTTAATGCTGGTCAGATGGTCGGCGAGGCAGTAGGTGGAGCGTTTAAGAGTGCGGTCAATGCGGTTCTTGGAACGATTGAAAATGTAGTCAATGGCTTCATCGGAATGATTAATGGAGTTTTAGGCGTTGTCAGAAACTTACCTGGTCTAGGATGGGTTGGTAGTGTAAGTACAGTTAGCCTCCCTCGTCTTGCCCGTGGTGGTATCGTCGATAGTCCAACAATCGCCATGATTGGTGAAGCTGGTAAAGAGGCGGTCGTACCACTTGAAAATACAGGATTTATCCAAACACTTGGACGAGTAGTCAGCAGTGCGGTAGTAAATGCCATGGCTGGTGTTAGTCCACAAGGTGGATTCTCTGGCGACGGCGACATCGTTATCCAAATCGCAGGCCATGAGTTCGGACGGGTAGCCATCCAAGAAATCAACAAGGAGCATGAACGAGCAGGTCAAACCTTGCTCAAGATTTAGGAGGTTAAATGGCACAATTGACAATCAATGGGGTGGCTGTGAAGCCTCCCAAATATTTTCAAGTCGGTATTCAAGATATCGATGGAGAGACAGGGCGTAATGCCAATGGCGACATGGTGCGTGACCGTATCACGACCAAACGCAAACTAGACTGTGAATGGGGTATGATGACTCAGGGAGAAATAAGTCAGCTTTTACATGCTGTATCATCTAAATTTTTTGAGGTATCTTATCCAGACCCCATGGATGGCCAAGTCACAAAGACTTTCTATGTCGGTGATAGGACAGCTCCTAGCTATACCTTTACTGAGAAGTTTAAACCTTGGTCTGGCGCTAAATTTAATCTGGTAGAGAGGTAAGAAAATGGACGCTTTAACTAGACGACAATTTGACAGAGCCATGTTTGCCAAGGAAAGGACGCTGGCTATTCGTGTTGGTGAATATGCTTCACGGGATATCAAAGAGGCTAGTTTTGAGTATGGCTACATCAAGGGCGATACTTATAAGCCTGGTGGAACCTGCGCTGGTAGCGGTAAAATTACCTTTACCAGTATCATTACCACGTTCAATAAGCTGGATACCCTGCACCCTGAGATTGGTCTACTGGTTGGGGATACCTACCAGTGGGTCAAGATGGGGGAATACTTCATCAACGATATTGAGATTGACCGAAACCGCAACACAACCACACTTGAACTTATGGACGGTATGTTTAAGCTCAATCGTGAGTACGTGACGGATTTGCATTTCCCAGCTGAAGTACGAGAGGTTATTCAGGAAATCTGCCTGAAAACAGGCATTGAGTTAGCGAATGACTATTTCGGAATCAGCGCGATGCGTTATCATATTGAGCAAGTTCCTGAGGGCAAGAAACTTTCCTTTAGGGATATGCTGAGCGCTATGACTCAGGTGATTGGGATGTCTTGTTTCTTCAACAGAGAAGGCAAGATGGAAATCCGTGATTTGACTGAGTCCAATATCACGATCAACGCTGACAGTTATTTCTTGCATGGCTTGACCAAGAGTGAGATTGAGTATCAGATAGCTGGTATCACTTGTAAGACGGACAAGAAGTCTCTGACGGTCGGTATGAAGACAGGTCGGTCTTTGGAACTGGACAATGTCTTCATGACCCAGAGCGCTTTAAATGACCTGTATTACAAACTGAAAAACCTAACTTACTATCCGTATAATCTCAACTACCAAGGGCATTTACTGCTTGAGGTTGGGCAGTGGGTAACCATTCAGACCAACAAGAAAGAAACCTTTAAAGTTCCTGTCTTAAGTCAGAGCTTTACTTTCAAAGGTGGTCTAAGAGGTCGTATCAGCGCAGATAGTAAAGCTGGAAATGATACGCAGTATTCTTACGAGGGTACGATTACCAAGCAGATTAAGCAACAAGATGGCATTGAAGCCAAAATCCAAGCGCAGATAGAAGCAGCAGACGCAGCCTTTGACGCTGAATTTGACAAACGTGAGAAAGCTATCACGGATGCCATCGAACTTGCCAAAGCCAGAGCTGAAGAAGTCAAGAGAGAACTGTCTGACACTATCAATCAGCGCTTTAATAGCTTTGACAACGGGCCATTGAAAGAAACTAAGCGCAAGGCTGAGGAAGCTTTGCGAAATGCTGGCGCAAGTACCCTGCTTGCACAGGAAGCTAAGCGGATTGGGCTGGATTCTGTCGCTAGACTTGAAGCGTTTAAGTCGCAGACTACGAGCGCACAAACGGCTCTGTCGGGTGACTTGGACGCTCTGAAACGGACTATCGCGAATGATATTCGACCGAAGCAAGCACAGGCTGAAGCTGAGATTGCCAAGCAAGTTAAAGCACTTAGCCGGACTAAGAATGAACTGTCTGGCGTGAAGTCAGCGCAAGCGACGTATGAGGAGACGACGACTCGTAGACTGTCAGAACTGACCAACTTGGCCAATGGTAAAGCCAGCAAGTCAGAACTTACGCAAACAGCTGAGGAGCTGGCTAGTCGGATTGCGAGTGTGCAGGCAGGTAGTTCACGGAATTACTTCAGGAATTCACGTTCAAGAACGTTCACAACAGGAGGTCAAGCGGTATACGACTATCGAACATTCATAGTTCCTGATTTCTGGAAGAACAGTGACAGGTTCAAGCGTGATTATGTTCGCATATCTTTTGATGTGACTTTCCCTGTCGCCCTAGTAAATGACATGCCTGCTATGGTGCATTTTAGTGCTCATCCATGGTATGCCTACAGAAACTTAATTTTTAAAGGTGGAACTGTCGAACGCCAACATTTTGAGTTTACGATTGACTTGTCTAGTTCTTCTGAGGACTATCAGACTAATAATGTGTTCATTCGTTTTGGTACTAATTATGGATTTCCTGCTGGTCTGCAGGTCGTCATTGAGAACGCTATGTTATCGGTTGGTAATTATTTTCCAGCCTATCAACCAGCGTATGAAGACCAAGAAGACCGTGTCTCAGTAGTCGAATCCAACTTTAAGCAGCGTGCTGATTCACTCGACGCTGGTGTAAGCCGTCTGACTGAAGGGTTTAGAACTAAAGCCGATATCAGCTCACTCAATGTGACTGCTGAAAATATCCGGCAATCTGTGAAGAGCCTTGAGACAGATACGCAGAACAAGCTAAATCAGAAGTTGAGTCAGGCTGAATTTGAGGTGCGAGCCGGCTCTATCCGTCAGGAAATCCTGAACGCAACCAAGGATAAAGCCAGCAAGTCAGAACTCACGCAGACAGCTGAGGAGCTCTCTAGTAAGATAGCGAGTGTGCAGGCATCCGGTCGAAATCTATTCTTGAACTCACTATTCAAGCAGGATATTTCAAAAACAGGAATTTGGACAACGAGTACATATACGGCTACTATCGATAGCGAAAGTAAGTATCTTGGACACAAGGCTCTTAAAATTATAGGTCTGAATCCATCTGGCCGTGATGGAGGGAATCCCAAGGTTACTTATCCAGCTCTGGGTCAATTCGGGAAAGTAATTCCCGGAAGTACGACTAATCAAGATGTAACCATTAGTTTTTATGCTAAGGCAAATAAAAATGGAATAATGCTAAGATCTCGATTAGGGAATATCGGATATAAAACTGGAAATGTGACATTGTCGACAGAAATTAAGCGATATGTTGTCCATATTCCAAAAGGTTGGACAAACGAATCCAAGCAGACCACAAATGAATGGTTGTTCAATTTCAACCAGGAAGGAACCGTTTGGATTTGGATGCCGAAGTTTGAAATAAGCGATGTAGATACTTCTTATTCAGAAGCTCCTGAAGATATAGAAGGTCAGATTTCAACAGTAGAATCGACCTTTAAACAACGAGCCAACTCGCTCGAAGCTGGTGTGAATCGTCTGACTGAAGGGCTTAGAACCAAAGTAGATATCAGCGCACTCAATGTGACTGCTGAAAATATCCGGCAATCTGTGAAGAGTCTTGAGACAGACACGCAGAACAAACTAAATCAGAAGTTGAGTCAGGCTGAATTTGAGGTGCGAGCTGGCTCTATCCGTCAGGAAATCCTGAATGCAACCAAGGATAAAGCAGATAAGACTTTAGTTGTATCTGAAGCCGGGAAATTGCGTGAAGAATTTTCAAAAATGAAGGTGGGAGGCCGGAATCTATGGATAAAATCCAAGACGGTTGGAGCTGTAATTGAAAAATTACCTGAAAACCACGTCACAGGTCAAAAAGAATGCTATAGGCTAGAGAACAACTCTACTTTAACGTTCAACCTTGAACCAGATTTCAGCTCAAGGTTGTACCAAAAAGTTACTTTTAGCGCTTGGATCAAGTACGAAAATGTAGTCCAAGGTCGAAATTTTTGGAATGTATTTAATTGCTTCAAACATTATCTTTTTAGAAAAAATAGTGAGACCGGAGTACAGAGTGGTCCAGATTATGCTACGCTTGGTATGTATAAAGGTTCGGCAGATTGGAAATATATTACATTCACTTATGACTACTCTGAAAAAACAAATTTTGATCAATTGAAGACATCATTGCGATTCAATCTTGAAGGTGCTACAAGCGGTACAGCTTGGGTAACAGGAATCAAGGTTGAAATCGGTAGTGTGGCGACGGACTGGAGTCCTGCGCCTGAGGACGCTGATGGTCTCATTACTGAAGCTAAGGCTACCTTTGAGCGGACAGCTCAGGGCTTGCGAACCGACTTATCAGCTATTCAGGAATATGTAAATAAAGACGGTCAGCGACAGGAAGCCCTACAGCGCTATACTCGTGAGGAGAGCGCGAGACAAGCGACAGCAGTCCGTGAGCTGGTCAATCGTGATTTCGTTGGTAAGGCTACTTATCAAGAAGATGTTAAGGGTATCAATCAGAGGATTGAAGCTGTTAAAACTAGTGCGAATAAAGACATCGCTAGTCAAATCGCTAGCTATCGTCAATCTGTAGATGGTAAGTTCACGGATATTTCAAGTCAGATAACTACTTATAAGCAAGATGTGGGCGGTCAAATCAGTGGTCTATCAAATAGACTTACAAGCAGTGAGCAAGGAACCACTACTCAGATTTCAAATCTTTCAAATCGGATAAACAGTAATAAACAAGGCACAGATAATCAGATTTCAAATTTAAAGACTCAGGTCGCTACAAACAAGGATAATGCTGAACGACAAATGGGTAGAATATCTGATCAGGTTTCTGCAAACAAAGCGAATGCTGATAGTCAATTTGCGAATGTGACCAATCAACTAGCGCGAAAAGTAGAGACTACTGACTTCCAGCGTGTTAAGGAAACCAGTAAACTTTACGAGCGGATTTTGGGCAATACTGAAAATGGAATTGCGGATAAGGTTGCTCGCATGGCTCTGACCAATCAACTGTTTCAGGTTGAGGTTGGGAAATATAGTGTAAGCGGCCCTAACCTCATTAAGAATAGTGATTTTAAAAATGCTACGAATGAATGGGGCTCAACTCAAAATTTAGGAAGATTGGTTAAGCATAGCTTTTATCACAACGGGCAGAAAGACCTTATGCGTTTAAGTAATGCAACTAAAAACGAAAACTTTTTGTATAGTCACCGTTTTAATCTTGAACGAAATACTGACTATGTACTGAATTTTAGAGGATTTAACAACAGTGCTCTCGCAAGCTATGATGTTTATATTTTGGGACGAAGAGCAGGCGAGAGCGATGGATTCACAATCGTTAAGAAAGTTGTTAGCAGCAAGAAACTATCTACCTCTAGATGCGAAGATGTCTCAGTAACTTTTAATTCCGGAGAAATGGATAATGCTTACATTCGTTTTGATAACAATGGCTCATCATCAGGAACAGCTGATTTGTATATTACAGAAGTTGACTTGTACAAAGGTTATAAACCTAGAACATGGCAACCACATCCAGAAGATGCAGTCGCAGATGCGAATAAGAAGCTTGAAGCAACGCAAACAAAAATGACTCAACTAGCTGGCTCATGGGTAGTTGAAAACATCAACTCGGCTGGAGATATCATCTCTGGAATCAATCTTGGCGCCAATGGACATAACCGCTTCGTTGGGAAATTGACCCACATCACTGGAGAGACCCTGATTGACAGAGCAGTCATCAAGTCTGCCATGGTTGATAAGCTGAAAACGGGCAATTTTGAAGCTGGTTCGGTCACGACTACGATATTAGACGCTGAAGCGGTAACTGCTGAGAAGTTGAAAGTTGACGATGCGCTTATTAGAAAATTAACTGCAAATGATGCTTTTATTGACCGACTGACATCTAAACGTATCTTCTCTACTAAGGTTGAGTCCGTCATTTCTAGTTCAACCTTCCTAGAAGCCTATCAAGGTCGAATTGGTGGATTCACACTTGGTCAATTTGACCAGGGTGGCGGTCGCTGGATTTCAGGTGTCAATCAGTTCTCTGTTGGTATGGGGAATGGTGCCGGGCATGGAGTCCGGACAGCCTTCTGGGCGAACTGGGGAAATAATTGGAACTATGCCGGACCTAAAGCATGGAACGTCAATACTGATGGGAAAATGTACTGTAGGAATGAAGTCGGTTTTTATGATCAAGTGGATTTTTCGAATTCATCGAGAGCAAACTTCTATGGGAATACTACTTTTTCTCGTTCTCCTGTGTTTTCAAATGGTATCGAACTTGGAAGTAAAGATGTACTTGGTGATGGTTGGAATCCCAAAGGCGGAAGGAATGCGGTTGTTTGGTGGAATCAGGTCGGTAGCGGTAGCGTGAAGTATTGGATGGAACAAAAATCAGACAGACGCTTAAAAGAGAACATCACAGATACAGCTGTGAAAGCCTTGGACAAAATCAACAGATTAAGAATGGTTGCATTTGATTTCATCGAAAATAAGAAACATGAGGAGATTGGTCTAATAGCTCAAGAGGCTGAAACTATCGTTCCAAGAATTGTCTCACGAGATCCTGAGAATCCAGATGGCTATCTACATATCGACTATACCGCTTTAGTTCCTTACTTAATCAAGGCTATTCAAGAATTAAATCAAAAAATAGAAAAAATGGAGAAAACAATAGCATGAATAACAACATGTTGACCAATATCGCACTTAAAGCAATTCAGGAGCTTGCTCTTGAAAATAGAAAACGAACACACAGATTGGAGAACTTAGAAAATGAACACAGAACAGCTTAACCAAGCCTTACAAATGACAATTAGTGAAATGTCAACAACTTCAACAAATTCGATGATTACAAGTAATATCTTGAGTATTCAGTTGGATGAGCAAAGGGAAGAGAATCAAAGACTTCAAGCACGAGTGGATGAGCTGGAAGCTCTGCTTGATGAACAAACTAAACCAGCAGACAAAGGAGAATAGACATGGCAGAAACAATTCAAAACACAGATAACTTACTAGACCTTACAAAAATCACAGAACCATTTGATCTTGCGAGCGCTTTGCGCTACATGAAAGAAAATGGAGAATTCATTCGTTGCAAGAATGTAAGCGATGACTTCTATATGTATCGTGATGTTCAAAAACGTCCTGTGATCGTAAATGGCCGTCGCCAATTCAAGGATGTTGAAACCGTTTGGGCGTTCAACCAGTGGGGTGGTACAATCGCAACAATCAACGTAGCCGTTCTGTTGAATCATGAATTCTATATCATGAAATTTGATGCAGAGGGCAATCCTGACTGGACGGTTCCAACGGTAGAACCTAAAGAATAGGAGGTTGTATGCCAATTGAAGAAGCTGAAAAAATCGCTCAAAGTCAGGTAGCTTGGGCGATTTTGTTTATCTTGCTTTTTTTTATTATCATTCGATATCTTATCAAGACTTCGGACAAGCGAGAGAAGAAGATTATGGATTTGCACGAGCAATCAAAGGCCGACTCTAATAGACGAGAAGAGCGTTTGATGACTCACCTAGAAAAGACCACTACAGAATTAACCACAATCACTCACACGGTCGGAGACATTCAAAAAGAAATGGTTCGCATGAACGACCGCATGGAAGAAATCGAAAAAGGAGAATAACAAATGCAACAAATTACTGAAATCATTACTAATGGAGCAATCAGCACCCTAGTCATTTTGGCAGGGGTTGTAGTTAGGGCAGTCAAGGACTACCTGGTTCAAAAAGGTGGAGAAAAGACCATCAAAATCGTTGAAATCTTGGCCAAAAATGCAGTAAATGCCGTGGAGCAGGTAGCTGCTGAAACTGGCTACAAGGGAGATGAAAAACTGGCACAGGCTCGTGCTAAAGTCCGTGCTGAGCTTACAAAATACAATATTAGCATGACTGACAAAGACTTAGACACCTTCGTAGAGTCAGCAGTGAAACAGATGAACGACGCTTGGAAAGGACAAGAGTAATGGATATCGATACAAGCAGACTACGTACAGGCTTGCCCCAGGTTGGGGTGCAGCCTTATCGACAAGTACACGCCCACTCAACAGGCAACCGTAACTCAACCGCTCAAAATGAAGCTGATTACCACTATAGAAAGGACCCTGAACTAGGGTTCTTTTCACATGTTGTCGGAAACGGCCGTGTCATGCAAGTAGGTCTTGTGAACAACGGAAGTTGGGATGTTGGGGGCGGTTGGAATGCTGAGACCTATGCAGCGGTTGAACTGATTGAAAGCCATTCAACTAAAGAAGAGTTCATGGCTGACTATCGCCTTTATATCGAATTGCTACGCAATCTAGCGGACGAAGCAGGCTTGCCGAAGACTCTTGATACAGACGACTTGGCAGGTATCAAGACGCATGAATACTGTACCAATAACCAACCAAACAACCACTCAGACCATGTGGATCCATATCCATATCTTGCAAGTTGGGGCATTAGCCGTGAACAGTTTAAGCAAGACATCGAAAACGGCTTGAGCGCTGCAACAGGCTGGCAGAAAAATGGCACTGGCTACTGGTACGTACACTCAGACGGCTCTTATCCAAAAGATAAGTTTGAGAAAATCAACGGTACCTGGTATTATTTCGATGGCTCAGGCTATATGCTTGCAGACCGCTGGAAGAAGCACACAGACGGTAATTGGTACTACTTTGACCAATCAGGCGAAATGGCTACAGGCTGGAAGAAAATCGCTGACAAGTGGTACTATTTCGACGTAGAAGGTGCTATGCAAACAGGTTGGGTCAAGTACAAGGACACTTGGTACTACTTAGACGCTAAAGAAGGTGCTATGGTATCAAATGCCTTTATCCAGTCAGCGGACGGAACAGGCTGGTACTACCTCAAACCAGACGGAACGATGGCAGATAAACCAGAGTTCACAGTAGAGCCAGATGGCTTGATTACAGTTAAATAAATAGAAAGGAAACTTTCTAAATTGTTCTTTCACCGCAGGCTCAGGCTTGCGGTTTTTTTGTTTGCTCTGATTCTTCAAAAAAGCGTTTTCTTGAAGAATAGGGAGGAGGAATGGCAGGGTATTATTGTCAAAAACGCCATTTTGTTAATAATAGCTCCTTTTTATTTTTTGATTATTGTCAAAAACGGTGTTTTGTTAAAAATAAAAAAATAGTGATTTTTTCATAACTTTTTATCTTCTTTTACGAATAGATAAGTAGGAGGAATAAAAATGAAGATTTTAAATATTGAACTAGCAAATGTAGAGCAGACAGACTTAGGTTTTGAGCATTGGGTAGATGTGACTTATCAGGTTCCGATTTTGAAGAATGAATACACGGTCAAGCTATTATTACTTATGGAATGCAGGATAGAGGACCAAGAGGTTATTGAGTATCTGGTCAGCACTTGGAAGTATCGTGATCTCGTGTTGCATTCGGTAAGGATGTATGAGATAGAAAAGAGTGAGAATTTTACTATCCTTGATTGAGATGTTGGTGGTCTTGCTGATTATCAGCGTGCTTTTCTTGCTCTTTGTACCTAATCTGACCAAGCAAAAAGAAGCAGTCAATGACAAAGGAAAAGCAGCTGTTGTTAAGGTGGTGGAAAGCCAGGCAGAACTTTATAGCTTAGAAAAGAATGAAGATGCTAGCCTAAGAAAGTTACAAGCAGATGGACGCATCACGGAAGAACAGGCTAAAGCTTATAAAGAATACAATGATAAAAATGGAGGAGCAAATCGTAAAGTCAATGATTAAGGCCTTTACCATGCTGGAAAGTCTCTTGGTTTTGGGACTTGTGAGTATCCTTGCCTTGGGCTTGTCCGGCTCTGTCCAGTCCACTTTTTCAGCGGTAGAGGAACAGATTTTCTTTATGGAGTTTGAAGAACTCTATCGGGAAACCCAAAAACGCAGTGTAGCCAGTCAGCAAAAGACTAGTCTGAACTTAGATGGGCAGACGCTTAGCAATGGCAGTCAAAAGTTGCCAGTCCCTAAAGGAATTCAGGCCCCATCAGGCCAAAGTATTACATTTGACCGAGCTGGGGGCAATTCGTCCCTGGCTAAGGTTGAATTTCAGACCAGTAAAGGAGCGATTCGCTATCAATTATATCTAGGAAATGGAAAAATTAAACGCATTAAGGAAACAAAAAATTAGGGCAGTGATTTTACTGGAAGCAGTAGTCGCTCTAGCTATCTTTGCCAGCATTGCGACCCTCCTTTTGGGACAAATTCAAAAAAATAGGCAAGAGGAAGCAAAAATCTTGCAAAAGGAAGAAGTCTTGAGGGTAGCTAAGATGGCCCTGCAGACGGGGCAAAATCAGGTAAGCATCAACGGAGTTGAGATTCAGGTATTTTCTAGTGAAAAAGGATTGGAGGTCTACCATGGTTCAGAACAGTTGTTGGCAATCAAAGAGCCATAA